CCGCCAATAAACGGCTTCATTTTTAAACCTCTCTTTGAAATCTTTTTAGCAACTAAAAAAGCACTCATCTTAGGTTTACCTCTTCTTGCCCACTTGTCTAAACTCGATCCTTTATGGTACGGAGGAAAAAAAGGTTTTGTTTTTAAAACTGGCCTAAAAGCTCTAAATATAGGTTTTCCATGCACAAACGGAGCATAATCAACATCAGTAGCTAAACTGAATCCCTCTGAAATCCTAAGAGAGCTGGTATTCTTAAACTTCTTTGTATATATAGATCTTCTCAAGTTTCCTGTATTTTTATTACCTCTGCCTCTTTGTGATCTAGGAGATGGAGGTAAAACTAATCTATCTATTGATTCTTCTTTAAAATCTTTTGCTAAACCGTTTACATATTCTAAAGATCTTGTATTCCAGATACTTTGTCCATTTATAGATCTTGAAAGATCTAAAGCTCCATTAAGAGTTAGTTTCATACTCCATATTGCCTATTGTTTTCAATAGCAACTAAGCCAACATAAGGCCTTCCACTAGCAAGAGTAATTGTAGATTTCTTATAATGTCGAATCATTGTCTTGACATCAGGATCTAATTGACTTAAAAACATTATAGGAGCTTGGCCTGTTTCTGGATTTCCAGAAAATCCCATTGGACTATTTTTTCTCTGGAAGTATCTAGCTGATTGAATCAAGGCAGCTTGTTTGACATCATCAGGAACACTAGGGAAACCAAACTTTGCTGTAACTTGTAATCCCTGTCTGTGTTCAACTGGTAATACTTTTCCTCCATTCTCTATATTCATAACGATTTTATCAAATGGAATAGCTGGATCGAGCTTATCAGCATTGTATGGAGCTAATAAAAAATCTGTGTTAATTGTTAAAGTTTCATGCACAGAAGCATCTGCGTTTAAAGTTTTAACAATTAAACCAGTTGTTGTTGCTATGTCATCAACAAAAGCATAATCCATAAACTCACAGTCATAGACTCTAGTTTGAACTGTAGAATCAATATCAAACTGCCTTCCACAATATTTAGCTATAGAACTAGAGGCAGACTTAATAGACGCATTTAAGTTATCATCTTGACCTGATCCTGATAGACCTAACCAAGTTTTTAACTCAGATAAAGCGCAATAAGTCTGGCTCATGTCCTATTTATTTTCTGATGGTTTTACTGCTTTTGTCTTTGACGCAGGAGCTTTTTTAGGAGCTATTTTAACATCTGGTAAAGGATCACCCATTCCAGCTACAAGAACACCACTAATAAATGGACATTCTTTTCCTTTAGCAAACTTTCCTGTCTTTGTATCTTTCCAGACAAAATCAGATTCTTTTTCAATATATTTCATATTTTTGTTTTTCTCCTCATGGAATCCAGAGCCAAGAATTGTATTCGTTAAAACAAACTCATGGCTCTGTTCATCCATAATTAACTTATTCTATGTCGTTGATTCTTGTAAATGCTTGTGGTTTATAAACAGCTAAAGCATATCGTAATGATGCTTTAACGGTTAAAATGTCTTTACCAAAATCTCCATCTTTAGCAGAATCAGAAATTTGTAATTCCATTCCTCTTCTAAATACATGGTTAGCGGCTAGACCTCCACCAAATTTACCGACTACTACATCAATAGTTGTAGAAACTGCTCCACCGATCTGCGAAGATTTAACAACAGGTAATCCCCATATAGTTGGAGTACCAGCTAACGCTGACTGTCCTAGCATGAAGTTGTTGTTTCCATCTACTTGTGCAACTAGCGCATTGTACGCAGGTGGACTCATTAAAATAGCATCTGGACTCATAAAAGCATTAACTTCTATGTCTTTGATACCATCTAAAACAGTTCTTAATTTACCTCCAGCAGTTGCGGGAAATGCTCCTGCGGTATAGGTAATTGTATTGATTCCTGTTTGTTGTGTAAGTCCTTTTATGTCAGGAGCTACACCACCACCGACTAGGAATTGCTTCTCTAATCTTTGCATAACATGATTTGCTAATCTTCCATCGAAGTAAGCTCTTGCTCCAGCTTGATCTTCAAGTAACTCACTTGTAATAGGTAGAGTTGTAATGAATTTTCTTACTGGCGCTGTAACTGCTGTATAGCTGAATGCATCTTCTCCTGAAGCTGCCCCCTCTGCTTTTTCCGCAGCGTTATTTGTGCTTGTTTCTTGTAAGAAGTAGTAAGTTGTTTGATCTGTATTAATTGAATCTACTAAGTCTAAAGCTGGATTAGGATTTGGCTCTAACGCAGGTATAACCTGTTGATAGATTGTATCTCTAGTCCATACTGAAGTTGTTACAGTTGTTTTAGACTCAAAAGGAACATTTTTAATACCATGATCGACAAAAGACTTATAAGCATCTGACTCTAAGAATTGTTGTCCAAGAGATTTAGCTTCTTCTTTTTCTGGCTCTGCATAAACAGAAACCCCAGAAACTCTTTTAGAAGATTCTAATTCTTGTTTGTTAGATGACTTTACTTCCTCAAGATTTTCAATTTCTGTAATCTTGTGTTGTAAGTCTGCTAACTCATCATTTCTCTTTTTAATTTCTTCTTTTTGATCTGAAGAAAGTTCTGACAAGTCTTGTACAGAATCAAATACCTTAGCTAAGTCCTCGCGCTTTGAAGCGCTTTCTTTTTTGAGTTCTCTCAAATTACTCAATTTATTCTCCTTTGGCTAAGTTCTTTTGAACTTCTATAAATAACTCATTATCTTTAACAGGATCGTAACCATAACCAAGAAGCAAGTCATCTAGTCTGTTATAGACATGATTCAATGCTTCTAAGTATTTAACTACAAGCTCTGTAGATTTTGAGCTAAGCGTTTTCTTTTCAGAGTTCTTAAGAAGAGCAAGATCTTCTATTCTCTCTGTAAATGCCTTAATCTCCTCAAGAGAAGATACTGCATGTTCTCCAAGTCTTTTACCCTGTTGGGAATTACTGATACCTGTACCAGCTTCACTTGAAATCTCTGAATCTTTCATTTCTTTGCGACATTTTCCATCTTTGTCGTAATTACATTTTTTCTTACCGTATGCTTTTTCTTTTTGATTTACATATTCATTATGAGTAGCACAAGGCATATAAATTAAACTTCCATCATCTTTTTCGAGAGTATGTGTTCCCTCACATCCTATCTCTTTTGCTCTTTCCGCAGCTTCCTGTTGAGTAGTATATTCATCTTGTCCTACCATTTCTTTAACTTCTTCAAATTCAGTATCATAGTCATCAACTTCTTCATCTTCAGGATCATCTGGTTGTAAACCTGACTTAAGAGCTTGTACAAAAGAGTTCTGCTGTGCGCCTACCAACACAGGAGATACCTCCCATACTTTTACATCTTCTAAGACTCTTACAGGAACTTCTTCTCCCTTTGAATCAACATGAGTACCCTTACTAGATTTCATTACTTGAAAACCGTAAGAAAATTGTTGCATATCGGACATTTCTTTGACTGTGTTATATGCTTCTTTCCCTGCTTCCGTGTCTAAAAAATATCCTTTGAATACTGCTTTTTGATTGTCTGTTTCTATGATTCCTCTACCTATAACCTTAGACCAGTCATGATTCCATACTAACGGAACTTTATTACCGTTATAACCAGATCTTAAAGCTCCCTGTTTAGTTACATCCTGATCCGAGTCTATTGTGTCAAATAAAGAAAATACAGCTTCTAGGTATCTTTTATTTCCCTCTTCTTTAAGCTCAATAGGAGCATTTTTAAAAGATAACTCTTCTGGCCTTTTTACTTCACTCATCTATTACCTCAATATATGATTCACTACATCTACAGTTTGCGATTAATCCTATCGGTGCGTTAGGATCTCTCGGCCTGTCTAACTTAATACCATTATACAGATAAAAGCTGTTCAGCGGCACTCTTTGATTGTCTAGTTCAAAGTGAGCTTCTCTAACAATTCCATCTCTAAAACTAATCCATTCTTTTTCTAAAGTTTTGCCTGTTGATTTAGCGGCTCTTTGCTGACTCCATGAACTTACTTTACCTACTTCAGTTCTTGCTATATTCTTAGCTCTACCTAAGTTCTGTCCTCCTAGTGCAGTATTAATTCTCTTAGATAATTCATTAAAAAACCTATCTCCCTCTGGAGTATTAGCTACTGGATTAATTATTCCTAAATCTTCAAACTCTTTAATAGTGTTTTCTATTTGTTTAAAAACTCTTTTCTTAGTTGTAGCATTAAGATCGTTCATTACTTTTTTAGCATTTTCCTGAATGAATCCTGCGGCTTGACCATCTTCAAATAGTGATCTTGCTGCGACTGGTATTTCTCTTTGACCTCTATAGAATCCATCTTCAACAATTTTCTTAAGACTTCTACCCTGTGGAAGAACACCTGCTACTGCTGTAAATACTGTTCTTATAGTTTCTTCAGGATCGACTGTAACATTCAAATCTACAGGATCAGCTTGTTTGAATGAATCATTTGCTGGAAACAAGTTGTCATAAGTTCTTACGGTAAAATCATCTCCTATACTGTAAAACAAAGGAAGCAAATCTTTTTCAAATTTAGATTCTGTTAAAAATATATCTATATTTGTTTCTAAAGATTCTATGTCATTTGATACCTTAGCAACATTTGTCAATCCTCTTTTTTGTCTGTTAAGTTCCTTTGCATAAACTCCAGACATATAATCAATCCAGACATTTTCTAAACTGTTTATAGCTTTCCATAGTTCTTTTTTATCTTGTCTAGTTTTATAATGTTTTACTGTAGGAAGTCCTAAAAATTTAGTTGTTGGCTCTTCCCAACCGTACAAATCAAACTCTATAGACTTTTCTTCTTTTACTTTGTCTGCTTGTCTGTTTGCCCATTCATAAGCTCTCATTTTATTAGACTTTGATATGTCGCCGCCCCAGAGAAGCCATGCTACCTGGCCAGCGGTAGGATCACCTTTACCAGCTAAATAGTCATCTGCTCTTTCTGAGTCAAGATCACTCTCATGTCTTAAAAACCATGCGGCCATACGAACTACTTTTGAATCAGAGATTTTTCCATTAGCCATATCCCTAGCTTCTCTCTTAGTTTTGTCTGTAAGTCCATCTCCAGCAAACTCTAACAACTCTAAACCTCTTTGAGCATTCTTTTGAATGTAACTAGGAACATTTTCTATAGCTTTTTTTCTTCTAGGTTTCTTTGGTTTATTATATTTATCATCTGATGCATTTGGATGATCTGGAGGAAGTAAGTCTGTATCAAATGGAGATCTAGGAAACTTACCTGTCTTAAGAGCTTTTAAGAACGCGTTCACGCGAGCCATTGCCCACTGATCTGCTGAGGTTACATTACCTCTGACTGATTCTGGATTATTTCTATAAGCACCTACTCCTCTTTCAAATACTTTTCTTAGCTTTCCAATAGTTACTCTGAACTTAGGATTACTTGCATTATGATCCTCAACTTTTTTCTTTAGAGCTTTCTCTACCCTAGCTGATAATTGTTTTTCCTCTGTATCTATTGGACTGATGACTCTTAACTTAGATACCTCTACTACTACTGTCCTGTCTGTTTCTTGATGTCCTCCATCTTCTAATATTGCCCATACCTTTACAGAAGCAGTTTCATCAGTTGAATTTATAGACTTTATGATTCCATTTATTGTACTAGGAGGATCTGGATCTTTATTTATGCTCCAAGAAACAGAATCTCCTACCTTTATGTCAGACAATTTAGCTTTAAATTTAAGTGATTCATCATTGTTGTTCTGTTGATACATAATTGCATTATTAGAGTCATCTACTGGTACTTCAACTAAAGATAAGTTTCTAATAAAGTAATCTCCATTGTCAAGTGGTGGTAATTGAGTTGATGTTCTAGCTTCATTTACAGTTACGAAACCTGCATTAAATCCCTGAGTAACTCTTTGCATAGTAGCATCTTCATCTTGAGATAAAGCTCTAACATCTGATAAATCATACTTAAAACAAAACGTAGGATCAGTTTCAAAGTCTTTTAATAATAATTGTTTTGTAAATTCATTAGCAAAGTGATTCCAACTAGGTATAAGTTTTTGCTCTGTAAAGAACTCTCTCAATTCTCTTACATTGCTGTAGGTTGCTCGTTCTAGTCCTGAGCCGAGTCCTGCGAGGATTGATGGCACGCCTAAAACTGCTGAAATTCTTTCTTCATTTATGTATCTAAGTTTTCCTATTTCAAGATCTTTCGGACTGAAAGAAAGAGTTTGTATATCTACTTCTCCACCTGAAATAACAAGAGGCCTACCTCTATTCTCTCCTCCGAATCTTCTTCCAAATACTTCTGCTATATTTTCTGCTTCATCACTTGTCATAGATAAATCATTTTTAGGAGATATCACAACACTAGGAACACCTGTATTCTTGACTAACGCTGCCCCCATCTGACTTGCCGCAGCATCTCCTAATACTTCAACCATTACTGATCTTAACGGAGCTAGTCCTCTTCTGTGATTTCTAGGATCTATTCTTTCTCTTAAATGAATCATGTCCTCAGGAGGTATGACTAAAGTATTCCCTTTTTGCTTATATTCATAAACTGTTATTAGTTCTTCATTGTTTCCTTTTACTTCAACCATGTCTGGTAGTAATGGAATTAATTGTGCTACTTGTCCTGATTCACTTTTTAATTTAAGTAAAAAGGCATCTCCGTAAACTGCTACAGAAGTCATTATGTAATTATTAAGTAAGTTAGCGCTCATGTTAGGATTAGGATTCTGAATTAAAATACTTGCTGGATGGTTGATTATTAATTCCATTCCATCTTGTGATTTCTTATATACCTCAAGAGGTGGCTCAGAAAATGCAGTACCAAGTACATTAAGACACGCTAACGCTGCGCTGTTTCCCTCTGGACTCATTTGATTTACTCCAGAATAGTATCCTGCATCACTATTAAACGGAAAAACTATTTGAGAAGTTGGTACATTACCAAACATTTTTTTCTCTACTGATTCTTGTTGTTTAAAGAATCCTCTTATATTATCTGTTAAACCCATCTAGGTAACACTCCAATTCGTTTTCCTAACTATTCCAAATCTAGCTGCGTAGCTAAGTGCATCCACCTGATCATCATGAGAGCCGGCAGATGGAAAGCTAGTCAATTCTCTCTCAAATTCTACAAGCCATTTAGCATTTTTCAAAAACCATATACTACCATTTTCTATTCCCGCTGCCGCTGGAACTGCTCTAGCTGTTTTACTTTTATCAGCTTTTAGATTTCTGATTGGTAGTCCAGATCTTCTAGCCATTTGAATAATACCTAAACCAAAACTAGAATCCTCAACTCCCAACCAAGACATATTCCATTTATGAATCATTGATTCTATTTTTGGGAGTAATTCAGGAGCTTCTAGTCTTGCTCTAAATACATCCAATACAAGTAGCTTACCACTAGGAGAAGATCCTACTGTAACTATTACTGAGTAATCAGCAGTTTCTTTTATACTCAAAGCAGTATCCATTGTTCCAAAGATACTTAACTCACTATGCTTGATTACTTCATCTCCAACAATATATTCAGGATCATCTTGTTTTATTACATCAAAGTATTTAAACCATTCTCTTTTAAACATGTTTCCTACCTCAGTAAACTCTGCTAGAAACTCTTGAGCATATACAAGTGATCCTAGTTCTTCTCTAGCTATGTCTAATTCTGCACGATCTATTCTAGGAGATTGCTCAGTAGGATAGTGAAATACAACCCAATCCTCTCTGCGTTTAGCATTTTCAAATAACTCATAAAACCAATTAATTCCATTTGGAGTTGATATCATAAGACTTTTACCTTTGTTGTCTGCAAGTATAGGCCTGACTGTATCCCATGTTTCTTTGTCCATGTAAGCTACTTCATCAAATATAACAAGACTTATACCACCTGCACCTCTTAATGATTCTGGTTTATTAGCTGATTTAATCTGTATAGAGCCAGTATTCTTTAAAACTATTCTTTTCTCTACTTCCCTAACTTCTGCGTATTCTTCTGGTAACTGTCTTACTAGACTCTTTAAATTTAACCATGCTTCTAAGCTCTGTGGATATACTGGAAAGATCACCCATACCTTTAAACCTTTTAGAGCTTGATCTATAGCAGCGACAAGTGATAAAGTGCTTTTACCCCATCTTCTACCACAAACAGCAATAATATGTCTGTTTTCATTAAGAGCTTGTATTACTGCTAATTGTCCAGAATGAAGATCAGGAGGAGTAGCATCAATAGTCTGACTCATCATCCTGCTCCCAATCCCATTTAAACCTTATTTGTGGATACTCTACTTGTGTTACATTCACTTGAGGATTACCTAGTCCGTATATTTGTGAAACCATCTTGTAACAAATATCTAAAATTCCTTTAAGTTCTGTAGGATTCATAGAAGCAAGATCTCTTTCGTTTATTTCGTTAATGATTTTAAATATCAAAGGTTTTATTTCCTCTGCTAAATCTCTAACGGTTTCTCCAACAGAAGCTAGAACAATAGATATTATTTGTTCATTAAGCATTTTATTAATAGCATTGATTCTATCTACCCATTGATGCTTACTAGATATCTGCTGGATTCTTCTGTCTGTAATGCCGAAGTTATTAGAAACTTTTTTTAAAGATCTTGAAGCTCCTAAATCCAGATAATACTTAAATCTTTTAAAGTCTATATTTGATTCGCCTACCTGTTGTTGATAAGGAAGTGCTATAGACATATCATCTATAAAGTCCATAGAGTTATTATATCTTTATTTTAGATTATCCACCCAGTTTAATTAGAATCTCTGTAATTGCGTTGTTTAGTTCTTGTTCTCTTATTGCTAGACTCATCATGTCATCTTTCAAATCTGCTATTTGTACCATAGCTACAGCTACTTCTTGTTGAAGATCATTAACGGTTTTAAATAACCAACCTACTAACGCAGCGAGTCCTCCCTGCAATATTTGACTTAAATTGACTTGTGCTTTCATACTTTTAATTTAGAGGTAGAACACAGAATAATGAAATTCTAACTACTTCTTTTATCCCATTTTCATTGAGGTAACAACTTTTTTTATCATTAGAAAAGTATTTTATTTTCCCATATCTCCATATAATATTTTTATCTTCTGGATTGATGATCCTGTAGTCTGTAGGAATCACAAACTTGACAGACTGATTCTTTTTATACTCAAAACCTCTATATTTAATCGCCATCGAAGCGTTCTCTGTAGTGCATTGTTTTCGCAGCTTTCCTGTATTTATACTGATCTATTCCCCTGCTTAGTATTTTCTCTTCATCATCAACCATATTGACATAAATTAGATGCAAATAATTTATTAATGTTTCAGCAGTTTCTTTTTGAAATTCTACAAGTCCTTTGTGAGTAACAGTTTTAATATTGAAAGATCCATCTTTGTTCATAGTTATACAGACTGCTGTTAAGGAGTTTTTAATTATTGCGTGAAAACCTGCTCCTCCCTGTTCTTCTAATTCTGAATCAGGATACACTTCATACGGTTTCTGTACTTTATCTAATAAAGTATGTTCATTAGCAATAAAAAGCATTACAGTTTTATAGCCAATATTTATTGATTCTGAAAATAAACTCATCCAAAAATACTTTCTTGTTCATAACTAACATTTAACTTATACATAAACAATTTATGATTGTGTTCAGTACAAGCAATACCATCTATTTTATGTCCGTTTGCTCTAAGTTCTGAAATTCTTTGAGCATAATCTTTGATTCTATTTTCAAATATAAATATTCCAGAACAGACATAAGTATTCTCATTTCTTTTCAATATATTAAATATTGTTTGCTTATCACTCATTTATCAACCTCCAAATAAATTTAATTGAGTATCCATATCGGTAAACTCAACTTTATAATTTTTATTTTCTCCTTTTGGATATTTTAAAACATCTAGCTTAAAGTTTCTCATAATAACTTTTTTATCTGTTTTCGATCCTAAAATTTTTACATAACGATACTTTCCTAATATTTCAACCTTTTTAAGTCCATATTTTTTTATTACATCTTCTTTTGTTACATTATCTTTACCTATTTCTTTTTTAAATTGGCTGCTTTTTTGATGATGATGAAAATTTCTAGTATGAAAACTACTACCATCAGGATATATGTATCCGTAAGTATTTACAGATCTACCAGTATAAAGAAAGTTTAGAGCTTGATAAATGTATCCGTGATGATCTTTGTTTGCATCTGCATAGCTAACAATTATTAAAGGTTTTGGTAATAATTTAAAAGATTCAGTTACAAACTTGCTTAATGTATTTTTAGGAAGATTATCTACAGTTATCAATCTATTTAACTCATAAACTAAATGCTTAAACTTTTCCCCAGCTATTGCTGTTCCTAACATATTATTCGGACTCATTCCATAAGTTACTACTCCTTTAATTTCTTGATTCATATATAAACCATAAGCATACGAAACAGAGCATAATCTTTTTGCGTAATGTTTGTTTAAAAGCCAATCAGCATAAACAGACTTAGGAACTTTTTGTACTGATATTTGCATAATATACCCTTCCATCACTAGACCAATTTTTTTTCTCTTTCCAATAAGTAACATCACAATCAGAACAAAGAAAAATAAAACCTCTAAATATAGTTCCTCTTTTTTTCCATAGATCACATTGATTACATAAAAATCTAGTAGGAGTCATATTTATCCCAACATTTCTTACTACTATTCCACCAAGACCAATTTCCTATATTTCTCACAATCCATGAAGATACTTTGACATTTGTTTCCGGATCATACATATCTAATTCTTTTTTATATATTTTTTCTTCTAACCATTTTTCCGTATTTGAATTTATTTGAAATAAACCCTTATCAAAGGACCCATCATTATTTTTACCGGTAACTTTAGATCTTCCAGAAGATTCACAATATAAAACTGTTATAGCAAGAGAGGATTCCTCTGACCGAAAGTATTTGTTTATTAAAGGAATCCACTCCTGCACTTCTTTTGCTATCTCACATTGATAAGATGTATTCCGTATTTTGTAAATATTTGATGTTGTTGGCTCAATACTTACTAACAAAGAACAAGACAACAAAAGACTAATCATTTAAAGATCTCCAACATTTATTACACAATATATAATCTTTACTTGTCAAAGGAAAAACAAAATTTTCTTTACACATAAAACATTGAAATAATCTAATTTCTTTTGGAGTATTGTAATTATTAAAAATAAGATTTTTTACATAAAACAAAACATTGCTTGGCTTTTTAAACAAATATTGTATTAATCTTTTAGCTAACGCGCTGTTATCTTTTTTTATAAACATATTACAACCTGACAAACCAACCTAAATTAGTTTTTTGTAATGGCTTACTTAATTTACTCATAATTCATTACCCCAAGAATCCCAACCATCAGCAGTTTCTCTGGCAAATAGCTCTATTCTAGGAATATCTCCATATAATTGCACAATTTTATCCCTAATAATATCTGGCTTTTTTGAGTGTTTTTCCCTGTTAGTCATTACAACACTACTCACAGTTTTATCAACAACAGGCATCTTTCCTTTAATACCAAGCAAACAAATTTCTGCATTTGATCTTGTATAATAACCTATGCCAAAAAAGGGCTTATTATTTTGTTTGTTTAATTTAACCCAATTAAAAGCTATTGTTTTATATTGAAAACCCCAAGACTCAAAAACATCTAAAACACCATCATTTAATTTAGGAAAAGTAACCCATAAAAATAACGCTGCATTTTCTGTTGTTATATCTTTTACAGGTAAATTTTTAATATCCTCTAAAGACATTGTTTCATAATGATTTTCTGTTGTACCCTGAACATTTCCTAGATTATAACTCCAAGCAGGATCCGCATAAATTATATTATATTTTTTATTTGGAAAAGGTATCATATTGCCCAATCCTTTATATATTTATTATGTTTTCTAGGAGTACCATCCATATTAAGAGTACCCTTTGCTTTATTATCACAATTACAATTTTCTCTATAAATAATCCATCCATATAATTTACTGAATTGATGTGCATATTTCCTTACAGATCCTTTATTAAATTCTGGATCTAGAGAACAAATTTCCTGATCCATTTCAAAAAGTATGCGAATTTTTTGTCTATCTGACATTTTTATTAATGTTCTCATACCCATTTCAACCTCCTTTATATATTCTACTCTATTTTACTCTACTCTACTCTGCCTCTGTAATGTTACTTGTTATAACATTGTTACAACGAATAATATTACTTAATTTCATCTTTTATTTCTGGATGGATCTTTTTTTGGAGTTCTTTGTATCTTTTATCAGACTCCTCCCTTTTTTTTCTCTTACGATATTCTGCTTGTCTTTTTGCGTTCATTTTTCTGTATGAATCTAATTGATTATATTTATCATCCCAATCATGTACAAAATATCCGGTTTTCTTTTTATCAACAAAACCAGCTTTTATCATTGGATTTAAAAGATCGTTACCACTCCAGATTAAATCCTTACATAATTGAGCTTGAGGAATCTCTCCTCCTCTTTTACCAAATTCAAAAGAATATGCCCACAACTTAACTAAAGATCCAATAGCTTCCATTTCTGATAAGTTGTTGTTTCTAGCGAATAAGATAAGTTTAGGATTTCTTAGTAGAGATATATCTACTTGTACCCATCCTGACATTACTCTCCTTTATCAACCTCTGTTTTTTGTAATATTACTATGTCTTGAATACTATTCTTTATAGTTTGTAAATTATTAATATTTACATCATTTTTACTGATGTGAAGTTCTCCAAGTGCTTGTGCAGCGATTAACTTTGCTTTATCAAGATCGTTACCGGTCAAACTCAAAGTAAAGTCTTTAATATTATCCATTAGAGCTTGTTTTTTTTGAGATACATCTTCAACCAATCCCTCATCTTCAAGATCTTTCACTTTTTCATCTAAAGACTTTGGTATCTCTTCATTTGTATATTTATAAGTTAATTTTTGTTTTTGTATTGGTTTCTTTTCATTTTTACTTGGTGCAATACCCTCCATCTCTTCGCTGGTAGGATCTGATCCAAGTAATACTCTTAAACATCTACCCCTAGACTTTTGTTCAGCTTTTTCTAACCAATCTCTTTCGTTACTTTGTTTTGATCCATGTCCGGTACATTTAGGAACATCTGATCCATCTTCGTAAAAAGATGTTTTAAAAACTACCATTTCTGAAGTTTTTTCTACTATTTCTGTTACTAATCTACCCTCTGGATATTTTTTATTCATTTCCTTAATAAGATCATCAACCTTTACATAATCTTCTAAGAATTTAGGCATTTGTTGTTGTGCCATCTTCAACCTCCTTATTTCTTCCTAAGTATTTTATATTTGTACATCCATCAAACTGTGCATTACCCCAAGCGGCACTCTCTGCAACTTGAAATCCTTTGTCTGTTGATATTGTGTATAGATATAATCTACCTATATTTCTGTTCCAATACATAAACCTATAGGTCCATGTAAATTTATTTTTTCTAACTTCCGGATATGCCTTTACCATTAGAAAATATTATCTTTGTTTAAAACTTCTCCTCTATGGAGTCTAACTTCAAAATCATATTTTTTACTCATGATCTTGTGTTCTGTCCACAACCACAGATACGCACCACCAAATAATATAATTGTGAGTGATAATAGGATAAGTCCTATATAGATTCTCTCTTGAATCAACGATCAACCTCCTTTAGAATTTAATTAGTTTTCACAACCACATTCGCACCATAAATCTTCTTGTGTTTTTCTTTCAATTTCTTGTGCAACTAACTCTTCGGTTTTGATTAAAACATCTTGGTGCAAATCACTTCCAATAAGAGTATGTAATGCAGTTTTAATGAGTGTAAGTTCGTACAAACTTTTCGTTTTTAATTTTTTATCCATTTTTAACCCTTAATAATCAGTAAAAGGAACACAAACTAAATTATGTTCCTTTAATACTTCTTTACCTTTTTGAACTGTTTTTATTTTGTTCATACCATTTAGATATTTATCGCAATCTTCACAATAAAATAATTTTTTCATTAACTTACACAATCCCAATAACAATCTGGACAAAAAGCGGACTCAAAATAATGTCCTCTGTCTGATAGTATTGTTTCGTGAATGACTCTATCACAATCACATTTTACAACTGTGAGAATCTCTTTTTTTACGTGATATACCGGAATACTCTCATATAATTTATAAAAGTTTTCTTTCTTGATAAGTTTTGAAGTTACTTCTACTTCAACTACTTGATCAGATATACCATTAGTAACAACACCTCTAAGAGTTGTGTTATTAGCTTTGAACTCTACAAAAGATCCTATTTTTATAGAATCTTTTTGTAATGTATTATTCATTAATCAACCTCCTATAAATATATTACTATAAAAATAAATTTTGTCATACGAAATAAAAAAAATCTGTTATACTATTTTAAGGAGGTTGATTATGTGTGAAAACTGTAATTATAGTTTTACAGAAGATGAATGGATTTATAATATTTACGAATCTATTTTTTGTAAAAACTGTATTAGTAGTCAAGACAAAAAATTATTAGAAAATAATTCTGATTATTGTTTTATGACTACTTATAGTAGTAATTAAGAGTTGTAGTTGTGTAAATACCATACATGAAAAAGTTCTGTATTTACAAACTACAACTTTTTTTATTGATCTTTAAAAAAAATATTGTCATCAATATATGGTATAAATAGTACATAAAGAGAGAGAGTCCTAATAACATATCTCCCCTTTGAGTATATGTTGTACCCTAATTCAACCTCCCTCTCTTGCTTAACAAAAGAGGAGGATATTGTTATCCTCCTCTTTTTTTTATGTGTATGAGCTATTGCTAGTCCATACAGATTATTTTGTTATCTGTTTTTTTGCATACGTTTTGATAACTGACAATGCAGCGGATCCTCCAGAAATTGCCGCAAGTTGTAAAGCAGACGCATCAACGCCAACAAGTGGGCTAATAGTTAATGCACCGATAAATGCCTCGCAGAAAGTCCAAAAGGATCTCTCTAACATGTCTTTAAGATCTTCAGACATATCACTCCTCTTCTTTTAATCTTGTTTGTATCTTTTTAAATTGATTACATTTTTTTGTTATACAAACAAAAACTTTATCTATAAGTTCTAGTTTAGTTCCACAGGAACTACATTTTAAATTCATTAGAAACGATTTAGTTCGCTTGCATCCCTTTTAGGATTATTGTTTGTCTAAGAGATTTAACTTCTTTTTTTAGATTTTTTATTTCATTCGATAAGATACTCATTATATCCTCCTCATTATTTGAAACATTTTCTTTATTAAGATCGTTATTCATCTTGCCATCAAAATCAATATACTCTATCCAGACTTCCTCCCCAGATAAAATTGCATCTCTTATAGGTGGATATATGGACTTGTAGGCCGCAACAGAACTCCCTATAAAGTTATCTTGTGAAGTTTTTCCGACCAAAAGGCATCCCGCCGTGTCATCATCGCTGTTGCCGCAGTGGATTAGCACATCTGTAAAATTTTTAATATTATTAACTAAGAGCATACCTTTATGAAATTCTGCACCATATTTAGCTAAATACCGGTTATGGAAACCGCCATGACCTTTTAAAGTAAGTTTATATTTGCCTGCAGGTATTCTGGTTTCGCCCCATACTTTAGTTGTTCGTGCTTCATCTTCAAGAGTATATGCTAAGAAAGATCTTACGTTATCAGTTACATCAAATAAGAGTCCATTAGTGAAATCATCTTGACTATTAAATCTTAATACTTCTAGTTTCATTATTTACCTTATAACCTTAATATAATCCCATTTCTGTTCTCCTCCAATTACAAAAGTCAATAATCCTGCTTTAGACTTATCTCCCTTTGTGTTTTCAAACCACTCACTACCTGAATCAAGAGTTGGAGCTTGTATAATTAATCTATCTGATGACTCATAAGCAGAAAAAAAATGGTAATGGCCATGAAGAACTATATCAGCATCAGCTATTGAGTTGCGAGAAAATGACTGATCGGATACCCATTTCCTAGCTTTAGCTTGTGAATTACCAGCTCCTCTCATTTGGTGGCCGTGAAGAATGCAGATTGTTGTATCAGATATTTCAAAAGTCATAGATAATTCATTTTCTGGAATCATAAACAACAACCTGTCTTTATAAGCTGGAGCTTCTTTAAATATTTCTTGTAATTCTTCAGCTAACATAACATCTTTATTATCTCCAAAAGTCGTATATGCTTTGCCGTTCTTACGGTTTTCGCCATGATTGCCTCCAATAAAAGCTACCAAACCTTTATCAAATAAAGGCATAATTTCTTTAATTAATGTGTAGATCATTCTCCTAGCTACTTTCTGTTGTGATCTTTCATCAATCATTGTTGAAAACTCTTGCATAGAGTAATGATTAGAACATGATTCAACTAAATCGCCTAATCCCGCAAACAAAACCTGCCTTAAGTTTTCAGTTTTTTGTAATTTTTTTATCTGTGTTTTAATCTTTGGAATATATGAAATAAATCTTTCTATTGATTCTTCAGTTCCCTCTTTGCCTATTTGAAAGTCTGCAAGGCATATTGTAAAAGTAAGTGATCCTTTATTGACTTTTGGTTTTTGTACTGGTTTCTTTTGACTTGCTAATTTTATAAGTTTCTTTATATCTTCATCAGGTAAGTATTTTTCTGAAGATACAATTTTAGCTTTAAAATAATAAAGTCTTTCTATTGAGCCATTTCCTATATTTGAATCCCAGAAGCGTATTTCTGCTGTATCTTCCAGAACTTTATATTTATGAGCATCTTTTCCAAAGTATGATTCTAATTGTTCTTTCCAATTTACTTTATTCTTTTTTTGTGGAGAGCTTACTATTTCTCCAGATCTTGTTGAACTTTTATAAGAAACCGATGGCTCAAATCCTTTAGGATGAGTAGTTTTCTTTTTAGTAATCTGTGGAGATCTGTCTTTTATAGTCTTATTAAATTCTTCTAAACTATTTGATTCGACCATTACGAAAATCCCTAAAGTATCTTCTAACTGTGTTGTAATGCAAATGATTAAATTGTATAAAGGTATCCACTAAATATTGTGCTGCGACTGTATCTGAAATATATTTTTCTTCAGCAGTTTTCGCCACATTAAGAAATATTTTTCTAGCTTCAGGATCATCTAAAATAAACCTTTTAGACGCATATTGTCCTGTTTGTTTTTTACCCTGTTCTTTAGAGTAGCTTTCTAAGTTAATGATTGATAACCTCCTTTTAATGTAGGTTATGTTGGAAAATCTCGTTCAACGCCTTCATTATCGAAATACTTATTTTCACTAGGTGGAGTAAAGCTGTCCATTGTTTTTATATCATTAATTTCTGCATCAGGATCATATTTACAACCTAATACAAGTTCTGGATTTTCTACTTCAAACGGTATATTACTATCTGGGATTCTACCTAAAGAATCATGTAAGATACAAACAACAACATTTGCTTCATTTATTTGTGCTGAATGATTACTCATATCCTCTACCACCAAAAAACTCTAATACTGTAGTTGTTGTCCTGTAATAATGTGTTGCACTATGTCGCCACCTGAGAAATAAAGTTGTTGAATCTTGAATATTTACGCCTGGTGCCTGCTCACTACCACCTGAACTGACAACAAAGGCATAATCAGTATTAACTGAGTTAATGGATTTTGTATCAGAACTTCCGCTTAAAGTAGATCCTAAAGTTTCTTGTTGAATTGATTTAACTGCTCCTGCTTGATTTTCTAAACTATATCTAGGCATAATACTCAACAACCTGTCCTGCTCCTGCTGCGAATAAAGATGAACTTCCACCTGATGAGTTTCTTGCTTGTCCAACAAGTTGAGTTGAACTGTTTAAATATACTTGTCTTGTATCTCTCAAAGGATCAGAACTTCCTGTATCATACGCAGAAGTATGACCAACAAAACTGTGTGATAAATCAACTGCATTTATACCGATCTGAAAATCTGCATTTGCGTTTGTACTGTCTTGATAGGTAAAAGTTTGTATCGACTTTATTTCGCCACTTCTCCAACTTTTCTTACGAGCCATTAGCTTGTGCTTTCTTCTATGCCGTAAACTGAAATTGATACATCAGAACTTGCATTCATTGTAATTTTATCTCCAGAACTCATTACAATAGCTGTTCTTTCTACAACTCCATTGGAAACTACAGACATATTTTCAAGATTATGTTTCGCGGCAGAGGTATCTCCAGAGTTTACCAACCTAAGAACTACTGTTTCGTTATTTGATGCATCATTATTTATTATTGATACATTAACAACAGAAAGAGTATTAGATGGAACTGTGTAAACATCTGCTTCTGATCCTGTGCCTACTATTTGTCCTAATATTCCACTCGCCATTTATTTCTCCTTAACCGTTCAACGCAAAAAAACTTTTTGCTTTATTTAATTCAAAACCTGCGTCCGCCAGATTAGCAATATCTTGAGCAGTTGTTTTTTTAAGATTATTGCTATCGTTTATATCTCCAAAAAGAATTTCATCTCCAGCCGCAACTGTACCTGAAGTTGCAGAGTTAGGTTTTACACTCAAGCTAGGAGTACCTGATGTTGCTCCACCCTCTAAACCTGATGTAGAACTTGTTGTAATTCCCTCAATATCTCCTGCTTCTGCACCTATCCACGCTGATCCTGACCATGCTTTCAGTAAATTAGCTCCAGTATCATAAAACACCGTGCCTTCTACTTTATTTGTCAAAGCAGTATTCGCTGCACTTTCTGAGGCAAAAATAAATACTATTGAATCTTGAATATCTTGAAATCTTGATTCTGTTACAAGATCTCCAGTAGTCCAATCAAACCAACCGCCTGCGGCCATATTTCTCCTTTATTTTTTTAAGTATAACTAAGATTAGTATCAATTCCTAACTTATTTACTCCTAGAATCCATGCTCCTGTTTCTGCTGGACTCAATCCAATAAACCAATTCCAAGTCTTATTTTTAGCATTCACTTTATGCTTAATTCTTTCTATGAAAAGATCATAGGTTTCTATTGTTGTACTAGGAGTTGTTACTTTAGCTTCTACAAAAGATCCTATATCTAAACCTAGAGCTTTTGGCCATAGTGAAGTGTTTTGTTGTGGAGTAAAACTTAATGTTTCAACCGTTGTCTGTGGAATAGAGTTAGAAACTACTTTTTGTTTAGCTATACTTAAAGCATCAGAATCGTTTATATTTAAAGTTGCAGACTCATTTAAGACATGTGAGCCGAATCTTTGCAAAGAATCTGAATCAATAGCTATCTGTGTTGTTCCTCCAGTTCTAGTTCTTTGTACCGTATTAATTATTTTATTATCATCAAAAGAAGAAGTTATATCAACATAAGGTAACTCTCCTACTCCCTGTCCAAAAGTAGCTGATGGAGTTGTAGTATTTGTTAATCTAAAATTACGATCTCTAAAAGTTGCTTTTCCATCTGCTGCGATAAAAAAAGTACCGTTTTCTGCTGTTTCTACTTTTCTAATTGCTGTCAATATGTCATCTGTATCTGGTTGTGTTTGTACTTGTAATTGTCCAGTAGATATTTGTTGCTCTGTATAACCGAATGAATCAAGTATATTTTTTACTCTTACAGAGCTTAATTCTTGTGCTTGTGTTAAAGTTAAGTTTGTTGATTCTCCAAGTTTTGAAATACCTAATCTCCATCCAATACCGTTCAAAGTTGCATTAAAAAACAACTTAAATGCATCGACTACTCTTATTTTTGTAGTTGAGTCTGATCCTTGTCCTGCATAATTAACTGGAAAACTTTCTACAAAACCGTGAAATATTGTGTATGTTGTTGAATCATAGGTAGCTTTTATCCTAATTCTCTTTAATGGTTGTACTTTTGATACATTATTTGTAGAGTCGTAGTAATGTGTTGTCTGATTCGGAGAAAATCTATTATCTCTATTATCTAGCTCAACCATAGCCGTACCAGTTTGAAAATCAGTTAAATTAGAAGCTCTTCCTCTATTTGTTTCAAAAGATCTTAAAAAAGAGGATACATCTGTAAAACTTTGTGAGGAGTCAAGAGGATTAGAGTCAAAAGCTATTTCGACTGTAATTGAAACATTAGAATCAAAAGTTACTGACATTATTGCAATCTATCAATTATAAAGGTTTTACCCTGTTGCTGTGTTTTTGTGTTTACTTTTTGAACTTCTGTAGCTAATACCTCTTCTTCTAAAATCAAATTGCTTGTAATTGTTATAGATTGATTTCCACTAGGAGCAGTAAGCTCAGTTGGAGGAGTCAATACTGGAGATGGAGTTATTACAGGATCAGGAGCAAAACCTCCTCCTCCGAGTCTTTCAATGGACATAAACTGATTTAATAATGCACTCTGATCTATGAGTTTTTTATTAGCATTTGTTTGTTGATTCGTAAGATTAATTGACTTAAGTAATTCATCATTTCTTTGCTCTATAGCTCCTTTTTGTCTTGCTATTGCTGTTTCTAAGTTTTGTTCTGCTATGTTTAAATTTTCTCGTGCTGTAATTAATCGAGGAGAATCATTAGCTAATTCAAACTCAGCTTCTTGTAATTGTGCAGTTGCTAAACCTAGTTCTAAAGTTACATCTGCACCTTTACTTTGTGCATCTGTCAATAGTGCTATTTGAGTTTGTAATTGTGCTTTTGTTATCGCTGCTTCAGCGTCATTCAAATTCTCCTGAATCTGTAATTCTTCTAATACTTTTAAAGCATTATTTCTGTTAGTCGTAGCAAGAGCAACATCATCATTAGCTGAAGATATTAAATTAAGTAATCTGTTTCTATCTTGTTCTAATTGTATATTTGACAATATTAAAGCGTTTTGTTCGCCAAAAATTGGATTTAAAAACTGATCGATAGTATCTGCAACTTTTTTATATTGTACCTGTTGCTTTAACGCTGCTTGTCTTGATCTTTCTTGTTCTTTAGCAGTAAATCCTGTTTGAATAGCTAGTAAATTCTGTTTGTCGATTGTCCTATCAGTAATTTCATTTAAAAATCTTTGTTCCTCTGCAAGTGTGGACATATTGCTTATCAAAAAGAAAAAACCTCTGTCTATGTCATCTAATCTATCTAAAGCTAATACAAGTGTAACAACTGAATTAGCGATACCCGCAAATCCATCAATAAGACTAGGAGTTACATTCTGAACTATTTCTCTAAACTTAGGCAACAATACTTCTAAAGCTGGAATTAATTCTGCTCCTATTTCTTCTCTAATAGATCGTAATTCTGCACCAACCGCTCTTGATTGATTAGCAAAACTTTGTGAAGTTCTCGATAAATCTCCTATTTGAACAGCTGCCTTATCTTGTATAAGTGCAAGAGTCGCCAGTGCTTTTTCTTGTCGTGTTAATTCATCAGTTGTTCTTTTTCCTGTTTGTTCAAACGCTTTAGTTTGCACCTCCGCTTCGCCGATAGCGATTCCGTATGTCTTTAATGCCTCTCTCTCGCCAACTAAAGCTGATCTGAATGCTTGAAGAACTGGCTCGGCTCCAGCAGAGATATTTGAAAATGAGGCGACATCTGCTGCGATTTTTGTTAGCTCAATAGAAAGATCTGCTGACTCTTCTTGTGTAAATCCTATACCCTGTGCAACTGCTCCTAAAGTAGCTTGAAGTTGCTGTGCTTCTCCTACGGTTAATCCAGCACTTATCGCGAAACCCTCTAAAAATCTAGTTGCTCTGTCCGCCGCACTACCAAAAGTTGTACCAAACGCAGCCGCCGCCTCTTCAGCACTTACCGCAGCTTCAACTGCGCTCCTAGAAAAATCTATTAATTGTTTTCCTGCAAATATAACTCCACCTGCAATAGCTGTCTTTTGAAGTCCAGACATACCTGAGGCGAATTTAGCATTTGCTTTGTCTGTTTTCTCTGTCTGATTCTGTAAGTCTTTTAATTCATCAGAAACATTATCTAAAGCTCTTGATACTTTGTTTGCACCAACAATCTTGATTAACATCTCAAGAGTTGCTCTAGCCATAAACTATCTCCTTAACTTCGATCTGCTATTAGCTTCTGTAATAGCTTTTTGTTCTTTTTTATTTCTATCAATATAGTATAACTTCCAAGACTCAAATTCGCGCATACTCATATTTTTTCTTAAGTAATCAACAGTCATTCCAAGATCTTTAGCTAAGGTAAACTCAAAAAGAATTTCTTCGTTATTCTGGAAATTGTTCAGAGATTTCTCTCTGATCCTCCTTAGTCCAAGCCATGCATCTATAGATACCTATTAAAATTTTATCAACTATTGTAGGAGTTGCTTTTTGGTAAAGCTCTTCTACATGATTCAAGTCATCAAACTTAGGATCTTTTAGTCCTTTAATAAGTAGATATTTTTCAAACAATACCTCATCTCGAACACCATTAACCGTAGATAACTCAGTTATTTCTACAGAATCAGCTTTAGTAAGTCCTGTAACAATTACAGAAGCATCCCACTCTGGTATCTCTATCTCTTTTTCAGGAAGAGATGGAGCATTATTGATATCTTCTATCTTTAATCTTTTCATTAAAACCTCCTAAAACTATATTAAGTGATCTTATATTTTAAGCAGTTCCCTCTGTTATGTCGCCTGTGAGTTGGAAATTAGCTGAAAATCCAACTGCTCCGCCAATATCTGGCGAACGATCATAAGAGGTTAGAATTGCTTTACCACTTGCTTTTGGATTACCTGAGGTTGTTCCTATTGGATAGAACTCGAAATCTACTTCTGATCCTAAAATACCAGTAAAATATCCATTTACAGTAGCATCAAAGCTGCCGCTTAATGAAATTGAGCCATCCTTTAGGCCTGACACGAATGCCTTACTGGAATTAGAAAAAGCAGATACCTCGCTTACATCAGCAGTTCTAGTTACTGCAACATCTGTAAGAACATTAGAAATATCTCTTAAAGTTCCTCCAGAGTCATCAAACTTGAATGCTGCGTTTTTACCATGAGTAAATGTAGGCATTATTCTCCTTTATATTCCCTGACCAAACGAGATTGCTACAGTAAAACTAGGAGATGATCCTCCAATAGTTAAGACTGCTCTAGCATATCTGTTAGGTGCGCTTGTACTTGTTTTATATTCAGATCCTACTCCTGTTAATTGAGTAAAAGTGATGTAATCACTAAAAGAAGCATTGTCTGAACTTGTTTGGATTTTAGCATCTAGTGTTGGAGATGTACCACTTGCGGCGGTTACATGGATAACTCCTCCTCCTCCATTAGTACCTGCTGATCCGAAATCTACTGAAGTTTCATTACCAGTTGAAGTTTTAGCGGTTGGAGCTAAAAGTGAAAAACCGTTGAAACTGTCTGAATCAAACTGAAAACTTACTGCTACTGAAACAATTCCTCCTATGTCAGCTGATCTGTCATAGGATACCTCAATAACCTTACCTAAACTGCTAGGATTTCCTCTTGTTGCTCCGATAGGCATAATTGAGAAAGCACTTCCAGAGCTTCCAAGTTGAGCTAAAAATTCTGCGTCTGAGTCAGGAGAAGAGGTTTCAAAAAAACCGCTTGAGGTAGCAGTACCATCAGAAAGCCCTGATACATAAGTTTTACTTGAAGCTGTAAAGGTACTTGTTTCAATAACATCAGAAGTCATTGTAATAGAAGCATCCGTAAGTGTTGTTGAAAGATTAGTATTATCTAATAATATTACTGCATCTTTACCATGACTAAATGTAGGCATCTTATTCCTCTTCCTCTTGCATCATTTTACTATCAAACTTTATCGCTGCATTATTCTTAATTAATGCTTTTGCTATTTTATCTGGAACTGTTACTACTTCTCCAGCTTCTACCCTGACTTCTTTTTTTCCATCAAGATAGTCTGATCCTAATAATATTTTTATTTTCATCCTATTACCTCTACATTAAATGTTACACCAAGAAAGCTAGTTCCCTGCGTTACTTCATATTCTCCATATTCCGTAGCACTTACCACTCTAACAGACATCGCCGCACCTCCCAAAGTTGTATCTCCCTCAATGGCTGCCTTTATAGAGTTACTTCCTGAAGCCGCTAAATAGGAATCTATGCTATCTTGTCCAGTTTCAGCATCTACTTTAGACACATACACAATAACAGGTATTTCATAGGTATCTGATCCTCTCTGCATTGTTGAATCAAAGTTTAAAGTATTGAAAGGTGCGATTAACGCAGTTGGAGGATCTATAAAATCAGGAACATAATCATATACAGTTAAACCAGATACGGTTTCTAGTCTTGTCTTTAAACCAGATCTTATAGCAGAAAAGGTAGCCATTATCTAACACTCCTTACAATATCATTAGCAATTAATTCTAACATTTTTTCCCCTCTCTTCTTTATTTCTTTCTGATTCTCAAATACAACACCGCCAATAAACGGCTTCATTTTTAAACCTCTCTTTGAAATCTTTTTAGCAACTAAAAAAGCACTCATCTTAGGTTTCCCTCTTCTTGCCCACTTGTCTAAACTCGATCCTTTATGGTACGGAGGA